TATATCTACCTTCTGTGAGCATAAGAGTCTGATTAATTTTAGTGTTATGGTTTTCATCTATCCAAGCCTCTCTTTTACCGTTCCAAGCCGATAAAGAGTTTGGCTGCTCTGGACCATAGGTATGAAATGTACCTCTAGTAATACTAAATGTTAAATCTGCATAGGGAGAAATTGAGGAATCATCGCTACTTATTTCATGAGCTTTTACAGTTCCACCAGCTCCAGTCTTCTGAAATACTGCAGAATATGGATTTCTAATGGGGGTTGTTGGAGCATTATAAAGTTTCATTAAACCTTGATCAAATGCAGTAGTTCTAAGGGTATCATTTACATTTGCTACCCAAGCATCGAATGATGTTATTGCACCAATATGACCATTAGACATATTGTTAATTGCATCAGATAGTAAAATAGAACCTGAATCTGATACATGTGTATCAAATGTGTTTGAAGAAAGCTTTGTTCCATTACTATCAAAAGTAGTAAGATTTAATCCTCTACCGTGACCATGATATCCTTTTAACAAAATAGGATTTTCATCAAACTCAAAGTATTCTGTTTCATTGTCAATGTAAAGATATGCCGGAGAATTATTATTTAATCCTGTTCCTCTCATTTCTACATATGCAGAACTTTGAGGTAAACCACTTAAATCGACTTCTTTTATAAGCTGATATGAATTATCTGGATCTTTCCAATATAAAGTTTTTGATCTTTCATTATAAAATAGTCTACCAGTATTCATTATTTGATCAACACCAATATTACTATCAAAAACGTAATAACCAGGTGTTTCAACACCAAAATCATCTTTTTCTCTATCTGAAACAAAGGTATAAATTAAATCATTTTTTAAATCAAATATGTTTTTATCATTATCTTCAGTTCTAAATACGATATCTGATATTATGACACCCGACTGTTCTTGAGTACCAAAGCCATAAGATGTTTCTGCATTTAAGAAAGGTTCTAAAAATGTTTTACCGCCTGCAATTGCTTGCTCAATATCTATTTCTATACCAGTTCTAAATTCAAAGTTTTCTATATCTGTACTACCAAACTGATTTGTAGCTACAGAAATAACATTACCTTTTTTCTGGGCAAATATAGTAGTTTGTCCAGCCGAAACCCAATCGCTGGTTGACTGGCCATCAAATGTTGGTGTGACGGGTGCTGGAGCCGCACCTCTTGTTACCCAATCAAAGTCAAGATAATACTCATCCGTCTGACCATAGTTATAAACTAAACCCCATGATGGAGGTTTTACAGCAAGATAACCAGTTTCCAGATAATCGCTATATTCTTGAAGAGTGCCTTTTGGTCTTCTAAAAGCACTAATAGTATATTCTCTACCTCTTATGTTTAACTGAGCAACTACTAGAAACACTGGAAAATCTGTAGCCGTGGTAGAACTAAAGGTTGCTTTTACATCATATGAGTTATATCTCTTAGGTGATATAAATCCTGCAAATGTTCTAGGCGCAAAATTGCTATTAATGCTATTAGTAGTTTCATCATATATTAATACTTGAGTATCCGAATCATTAAAAGGAAAGGTAAAATCTTCAATTGGATCACTATTAAATTCTCTTATATTGTAATGAGAAAATCTACTGAACTGATCATAGTATTTGTATTTACCCTGAGAATCCATAGACTCAAGCTGAGTATCTGGAATAAACTCTTTTTCTTCATTTAACTGATCATCATCAAATATAAATCTACCAGTTTTAAGTGCATAATCTAAATAATACGCTTCAGATGCTTCTCCATAAGATAAGAATTGTCCATCTCTTCCAGAAAGATTTAGAAGTAAATTATTTGAGGACAAAGATAAGTCTGAATCAGAACCTGGTGTTACAGAGTCTGCATAACCAAATAAATCTGGTTCTATTCTCCAAGCTTGAGCATTGCTATCATAATATATTTTCACATTACTATCTTTAGACCACTTTAATCCGCCACTATCTAAAATATACTGATTGACTTCAAGAGATTTTGCTACAACAGCACCAGTTTCATCAATACTAAAAATGGCATTATTTTTATTAATAGTATCAGTATATGCATTTAAATTGTTATATAGTGCCCAATAATTTCCGGTTTCGCTATTATTGACATCTAAAAAATTATGTATAGATTGTAACGAAGTAAGTGCTACACTATTGCCTCTATCAGTTGGCTCGTCATAATCTAAATCTAATGTATTACCGCTAAGTGCTGATCCAACACCATATATTTTCTGACCATTAATTTCTAAATCTGTGATAAGAGTATTAGCTGCTAAAGTATTTGTGGTAATATGTTCAAATTGAGCAGAATCGCCTTCAATAAGATTGACATATGCTAAATGTCTAATATGAGCTGAGTCAACTCTCATTCCATTAATATATGCTGAATCTATAGTAAGACTATTTGTTGGTGAACCAAAATCAGATTCAAATTCATCCACTGGCAATACATCTAAAAATACTTGTGCAGGATTACCATTTGCATATATCGTAAATATAATATCGGCGGTTGTGCTTTCTATCCACTCGCCATTTTTCAAAGCGGCTTCAGAATGAGCAACTGCAGTACTTAATCTAAAATCTAATACTCTATTCCCTTGAGGATCAATTATTGTATCTTCATCAAGATATAATCTAACTAGAATATTAGATGTATATAACTTTTTATCTGGAGGATTATCTCCAGTTTCTATAGCTGATGAATTTGGAAAAAAACTATAACCAGGTAATGTTTCATCGGTAAAAAACCAACCACGAATATAATCTGGATTAGGTGGAGTTTCTAGGTCGACCGAGTACTCAATCCAAACGGTATCATAATCAATTGTTCTAGCAATTACGCCGGGGGAACTAGAGGGATCTATTGTCCCGCTTTGCCCTTTGTTCGTGATATAGGAAACTAAATCATACATTATTCAAACTTTGAGCTATTCGTTATCAGATTCAATATTATCTATCTCATCCGCTTTTTCTTTATTTTCATCTTCTACGTCTTGTTCCATATTTTTCATATCTTCTTCAGAAAACTTAAGAACATTTCTCATAACCCAATCTTTAGTATAATAATCTCCAACATACTGTTGCATCATATCAAGAGTTTGGATACGCTCTTTTAATATTTCACTTTCTTTAGATTCTGCAAAATAATTATCTCTAGCATAGTCAATCTTAAAATTCGTTTTATGATTATCCCAATCAGCATCGGTAATAATCTTTTTTAAGATAAGCTGTTTCTTTAAAATATTTAAGAATAGATGACTAAATTTTTTGCGTAGTCTATCAATAAATTTCTGAAATTTAACTTCATCTCTTGATATTTCATTTGACCGACCGAGAGAAAATTGTGCTTCTTGTTCTAATCTACTAATAGGAACATTAAGTGATCTATATACACGTTTTTGGAAATAAACAATATCATCTATTTGACCAAGATTTTCACCTCCCGGTAGAGTAGAGATTTCAGTACCTCTACCGCCCTCTCTACGAGGTAACCAAAAATCTTCCAACATAGACATATGTTTGCGATCATCTCTTAACTCTCCGTTCTGAGCATCATATACTAATTTATTACGATACTTTGTCATAATATTTTTCATATATTCTTCTGCTTTACCCTTCGGAAGATTACCTACATCAATATAAAAAATTCTTCTTTCTGGTGCTCTAGCAAGTCTATAGATAACAAGCGAGTCTTCCATCATTCTTAATTGGTTAATTGGCTTAATAGATTTATGTAGATGAGATACTACTTTTTTTCGAGTTTCATCAAGTAAACCAGATGTAACATAACTAATCGAATCAAGAGTAAACTTAACCGCATCTTTCTGCTGTCCTGGTTTTTCTTGATAAACATAATATTCGTTTACACTATCTATAATGTCGGCATTAGTAAGAGGATCTTTTTTCTTCTTTACCTCCTTCATTTTACGAATCTTCATAGCATCAATAAAACGAATATCTTGAATGCCAGCTTTTTCATTCTTTTCGTCAACTACTAAATGGTGATATATTCTACCATCAACATACCATCTTCTAAATATATCGTGGCCATTTTCTTCAAAGTTTAACATACCCAAAATATTAGTAAATTCTTCTTGTACTTGCTTTTTAATGTTTTCTGGAAAATCAACATCTTCCAGCGTAAGGCTAATAGGATCAGTATCGTCGCTTCCTACTATTGATTCATTAACAATGTCTTCAATAGCATTGTCAACTTCGGGATGTACTGCTACACCACGATACTTTCTTATCATCTGATAGTTATCTTTTGCAGCACTTCCGTCAATATCTAAGTATTGACCAAAGTGACTACCAGATGCAGTAATGTAACCAGCACCGTCATCATCAGCTTTTGGTACAACTGATTTAATCTTTTGCTGGGCTTTTTCAGATGAATTGGCTCTTTTGATTTCAAATCCAAAGAGTTTAAGTGAATTATCTGCCATAACTATCCTTTAACTATATAAAGGTTAGGGGAATAACTCCCCTAACCAAATTATATTTATTCAACTTTTAAGAAGTTACAAATCCATCAGGAGCGATTGACTCCCAATACTGAATCTGAAATTCTACGCCGAACTCTTCAATTGTATCCACATTTTCATATGATACATCAATTGCACTAATAGCAGTTGGAAAGATACCTCTAAATCTATATTCATAGAGAACAGAACCATCTTTATCTAACTGTTGTACAGCTGCATCAACTTGGTAATCATCTGGATTAGTGATACCAGTATTTGCTTGGTGTTGGTTAATACCATTCATCCACTGTTCCATTGATTTTCTGATATTAAAATCAGTATCATTGATAACAGTAACTGCCCAAGGTTCGAAAGTTCTATCCCCAGCCATTTGCAACTGACGCCCTCTATATGCCACAGGAATAGTTCCCATAACAGAAGCCGGCATTTGAGCTGCTTTAATCATGAATGATGCAAGTTCAACATCCCCAGCTACATAAGCAGGGAAACTAAGTATTACTTGGAAGAGGTTAGGACGCGCCCCACCACCTCTAAGTTTTGATTTAAAATCATTTACGCCTAAAATTGCCATTTTTTTATACCCCTATTATACTGCGCCGACGACTTCTTCAAAAGAAACGCCAGATCGTACAGCTACAAAATTAAGAGTAATGAAGTTGATTGATCTTGCGGGCTTAATGAAGATATTTGCTATAAATTGATTAGTATCAATTATTTCTGCGGTGTTATTAGTTTCATCGCATACTAATTTAAAGTCAGTGATACCTCTTCTGCCCTGAACATTTCTAAGGACTGGTTCTACAATATTTACGAACTCGGCTCTAGTAAATTCATCATTGAATTCAAAGAGAATATTTTGAGCAGCTGAAGATATTGCTTTTTCAAGAGTAAGAAACAATCTACGAACATTAATTCTATCGAATGCTGAAGGTCTTGACAAGTGAGTTTTATCACCAAATAGTGTAATTCCTTGACCTGGCAGATTAGCAATCGGATTATATCCAGCTTTATAAAGCTCGTCTCTATCCTGTTTATCCGGATTAAATGATAGAGATGTTACACCAAAGTAACGGCCTCTTCTTGTACCAGCTGGTGAAAACCAAGGTGCTTGATTATTATCTGAAGCTGCCATAATACCGGCTGTAGATGCCGCAGCTGGGATAAACACATAGTTATCATTAAATTTATCATATACTTTAAGATAGTTAGCGTCTGCAAATAGATATGAACTACGTGTAAATGTATTACTTGTTTGAGCTGCAATAATAGATGTCCGTGGTGTAGCATTACCAACCACTGCTGCTCTATTTGGAGAAGCAACAACAACACAATCTTTTCTAGTATTTTCAGCAATAACTACCATATTATTAACTACAGTTTGCTGATCACTAGCTAAACCCATACCTGGAGCAATTAAGAAATCAACCGCAGTTCCGTTTGGATCATTTACTGTAGCAAAACCTGTTGCATATTCTGTAGCTGTGAGACTACCAGAATTTGAACCATTTACAAGACTTACGGTATGTACTAATACACCTGAACCGGCATAATTTTTACCGTTTGCTGTTGCAGTCCCGGCATTAGAACCAAATGCTGCTGGCATTGCTGCTGACCAAATATAATTTGAACTTCTAGCAATTACATCAGGTGCATAGTTTCCAGTGCCTTGTGTTGTCTTTGCGTTTGAAGCAAGTGACAAATATGAGAAAGTTTCAAGAACTCTGTTAGGAACTCCACTAAACTCTCCATCTTCATCAATAACCGCTACGTGAACTTCATCATTTGAAGCACCACGATCTGCAGCAAAGCTTGATGTACCAGGCGCGCCGTCAAATAATGAAGCATAAGCCCAGTTAGTAAAGTCTGAATCATTAGCGCCACACATAGAAACTTTTAATGAGTTTCCTAGTTCACCTGGCCACTTAGCAATAGTAATATGATTATTAGCTGCATGAGCTGCTTTATCTGCATCCCATCCATCAGTATTTTGTACTACTGGTAAAGTTTCTGGTGTATTTGTGGCATCATATGCGTTAACAGCAATAGTTTCTCTTCCACCACCAGTAATAGTAAATACTGGATCTGTGTCATATCTATACCCTGAACCTGATACAGTGATTGCATCAATTTCATCATTTGCGGCATCATATGTAACGGTCAATGTTGGTGCCGCACCTGAATCCGGTGTTGAAATTGTAACTGTTGGTTCTGAAATGTAACCACCATTTGGTGCTACTGCAACCGAAGTAATAATACCCGAACCATTTTTGGTTGCGGTAAGTACTGCTGGAATCTGTGCACCACCGGTAGCTGTTGAAGTTGTAATTGCTCTAACGATATAAAGATCGTCTGAATATTGTAAGTAACTTGAAGCACTAAGGAAATCTATTGCTCTATCGGCATCAGGATTTCCAAATTTGTTTGCAAGAGTTGCTTCGTTGTTGACGAGTACCGGCTCATTTACAGGACCCCAGCGAAAGTCGCCTACAAATGCACCTGTCGATGTTGGTACATTTGGGACTCCGTTAGTAAGGTCTACTTCACGAGTAATAATTGCCGGAGACTCTGATGCTGTATATAAAGCCATGTCTCTTTCCTTTTTCCATTTTGGTAAATTATAAGCTATTTCATAATACGGTTATATTCAATTAATAGTATTTATATAAAAAAGAGTTTAGAAGTTTTCGTGACTATATTCTACAGCCCATCCATCACGATCTGGATCATATTGCGGTTGTTGATCTAATCCATCATCTATAAACCCAAATGGAAGTACATCATTTTCAATCTCTTGCATTCTTTCTTCAAACATCATTTGTTTAATATTAATGTCTGTTATTTCATTAAAGAATATTGTTCCACTAAAATAACTAAACATAATAAAGTTCATAACTAGGTCATCGTGATTACCTTGAGATGCTTCATATGATTGACCCTTTGCAACAAAAGTGGATATCTCAAGTATAGTATCTTCATCTACTATTTCTATTTTTTGGTTTTCTAATAAATCTTTAAAAGAAGAACAACCAATACGTTTAACTTTTCTAGTCATAAGTAGACCAAGAGAATTTGCTTTCACGGTTGATTCAACAAACATGTTTTCATATTCTAGTTCATGATATAATCCATTACAAACAACTTGACCAGAATCATTTGATTCAATTACTACCATTGCTTGATTGTAGCTTTCTGCAAATTTATAAATAATATTTGGGTAGAGTAATGGAGAGATAGTATTGTTGCGATAGACAGCAACCTGTTTAAACGGATTAGCAGTCACATCGAGTAAATTAAAAGTCGAATAATCTTGACCTCTACCCTTCGCGACATCCACAGTCATAATATACTGATGCCCCTTTATGGGCTTTTCATATATTTTAACACCTTCTTTAGTAGTCTGAATAGGATCTCTACGCCTTAGAGATAATAAAGTTTCTGCGCCAATGAGAGTATCCCCGGTTCCAAAGAATGTATTACCAAATTCTTGGTCAAACTGCAATTGAGATGTATTAGCAATAGTTTGCTTTGCCCATTCCTTATCTCTTCCTGGAACATCCCACCAATCTACTCTAAATGACTTATACTCATTAACACCCTGCGTAGCACCTTCCCATATCTTATGAAATACATTACCGATACCATTTGCTGTAGAGGTAATAATAACCTTGGTATCTTTACCAGAAGATACAACCGGATATGTAGATGTATAAAATTCATTTGCTCTTTCTACAAAAGCAAACTCGTCAAGATATAGTAAGTTAACAGACATACCACGAATAGAAGAACCAGATGTGGCAGCTGCAACTATTCTTGAATTATTGCTAAATTCTATAGAACCTTTATTAAGTGCTTTACATCCTGGCTGTAAAAAGAACGGTAAATTTTCAAGCATAAGGGTAATTCTACCGAGCATTTCTCTAGCAGTAGCACCCTTATTTGCCATTACGGCAATAGTTTTTTCTGGATGAAATAGGGCAAACCAAAGTAAGTAAGCAACAGACGAGATAGATTTACCCGATTGTCGACAAGCAAGAACAATAGAAAATCTATTATCATTAAAATGTTTAAACATTTTTTCTTGATATGCATATAAGGTAAAAGGCACTAAACCCTTATCGAGAGATATAATTTTACAGTATCTTTTTGCAAAATGCCCAGAATCTTGAGAACATTTCATATACTCAGCTATTTCTTGCTGTGTCCATTGTTGCACAACACCATCACGTTTTACGTTTGGGTTACCTAAGTATGATTCATTTTGGTTCATCATTTAATCTATCAGTAATATCAATTACATTATCTTGTTCTTTATTCATATCTTGAAGCATACGTTGTAGTTCTACTGTAGAACCAACAAAAAGATTATTATTAGTTGTACCATCAACAGGTTTAACTATATCTTTTTTATTATAATCTTTTTTCTTTTTA